TCACCAGACCATCGGCAGTCCGAGGCATTGGCGCGCCCACCGTTCCACCGCCAGATTCTCCTCGTCGTCGCCAAGCAGCAATAAGTATCCGGCGTTCTTTCCGAGGGTGGCGGGCTGTAGACATTTGATGAGTCCTTGGTCGCGGAGGAATTTCCATGCTTGGACGATTCGGACCTTGGCGGTGCCCTCACGCGCTTTCATCGCGGCCTCCACCTCCTCTTCCGACTTGCCGATGACCTGCTCTGGGGAGAGTGCCATCATTCCGTGGTCTTCGGCAAGCGTCTTCCAGCCCTTCGTGTAGTAGCGGCATGGATAGCCCTTGGCCTTCGCGTCGCGGATTGGCTCTTGGTGTTCTCTATCCCAGTCATAGCTTGAGAGCGCCATGTCGATGAGCATGAGTTCCGCCATCGTGTGCACCGTGATCTTGCCGCCTCGCGGCTTGAGCAGTTTTCCTGCGCGGCTGAGCTCGTAGACTGCTCCAGCGTTGCGGTATCCCATCTTTTCCATCGCTTTCCTCTCCACGCCTAGAGGTAGAATCTTACGTGGAGACGCTAGTCCGTTTCCTGCCCTTGGCGTGCTCTTCAAACCTCACGCCAAGGGCTTTTCCTTATGTGGAATAATATACCACATGAGGTATATTAAACACACCCACAGAGATAGATTATTTTAAAACTCATAGGGATGTTTAAATATCCTATATACATGTATTACATGTGTTTACATATTTCTTTTACAAGAGCGCCAATGCGCCGAAAAAAGGAAGAATTGGCACGTTCCAATTCCCCCATCTGTGGTAGCTTGAAGCAGAGAGAAGGAAGGGGAAAATGAAGAAACTGATTTACTTCGTGCTATCCGTGCTGTTCGCAATCTCCGGCATCTACGGCATATACGACACCATCACCACACCGCAGGATGATCTGGCCACAAGCATCATTGCGATTCTGCTCCTCGCATTCCTCGCATGGCTTTTCATACATCTCTTCCTCAAACCTGAGCCACGCCATAAGCATCAAGCGACGAATGCGCCTGAATCATCGTCGGAAGCCGCCTCAGACGCTCCAACAGTGGAAACGGCACCAATCACCCATGCCGACGCGAATGATGGCGTGGAGGACGATTACGTGGCCATCGACATCGAGACCACAGGATTAGGCAGAAGCGCCCGAATCATCGAGCTAGGAGCCGTGAGAATCAGGCACGGGCGCAAGGTCGCGTCATTCAGCCAGCTCGTCAACCCGCAGATTCCGATACCGGCCAAGGTCACGCAGATCACCGGCATCACCGACCGGAACGTCAAAGGCAAACCCACCATCGACAAAGCGCTACCAAAGTTCTACGCTTTCTGCGGGCATGATACGTGGATAGGACACAATATTCGCCGCTTCGACCTGCCGGTGATCGCCAGGGAAGCGCAGAGGGTCGGTGCCGGAATGCCGGACGTCAGCTTCTACGACACCTTGGAAATCTCCCAGACACTCTTGCCGCAGCTTGACCGCCATAGGCTGCTCGACCTCATCCGCTATTTCGGCATCGCCAAGACGGAGCGGCATAGGGCCGCCGACGATGCGGCGCAGACCGCGCAAATTTTCGAATGCCTGAAGCGGATATAAGCTTTATAAAGACTTATAAAGCCGTATAAGACAATATAAAAGCCCCACGAATGTGGGGCTTAATGCTTTTTAGAGACTGTTCACGGCATTGTAGAATTCCTGAGCGTCCTCGGCCTTCTTGAATTTCAGTGGCAGTGAGCGCAACGCACTGTATTTCCATGTGACCGTGCGTTTCTTCAACACCACGCCCTGCAGGTCGCTTACCTGGTATGCTTCGGTCTTCTTGTACCGGTGCAGGTACGTCGTGCAGACATCCAATTCCAGGCGATTGGCATACAGGCGGATACCCATAAACAACGGATCGTCAAGCCTTTCGCACTCGTAGATCGCGCCCGGCGCGGGCTGTGGTCGTTTCGCCATGATTACTCCCTTCTCTTTTTTGCCTTGATTTTATCGCTCAAATGATGCAGACTCGCTCAGACATTGCCAGTCGGAAGTCTCCGAGCACTTGCTGGGTCACTTCCAGTTCTTGGGAGATGTTCCACGAATTCCCTTCGTACATTTGTTCTAGCATGCCGTAGCGGAGTGGGTCTATCAGCGTCAAGGCAGTTTCGCGTCTCGCCCGCCGCTCTAATTTCGAACTATCGTTCGAACAGCCGGTGTCGCCATGCCGCCAATGCAACAGCTCGTGCACCAACGTGCAGCGTTTCGCCGCGTACGTGAGCCGACGATCAATCAGGATGACGCGGTTTTCATTGTCGTAGCAGCCCCATAGTCCGTTCGGCAGGATGGCGCTGGACACGGTGACCGGCAGTCCGACAATGGCGCGGCGCATGGCACCGTAGGTCATGCGCCGGTCGATCGGCAGGTCAGGCAGGCTCGTCGTAATCCGGCCCAGCCTCTCCATTGATGGCCTCCTGCTTGCCAGCGGCCCGATACGCCGCAAGGGCCACGTCGCCCCTCTGCAGCTTGTTGAGGGTTTCGGCGGTTCTTTTTTCTTCCTGTGCTGCCAGCGCGTTTGCGAATAGCTGACGCAATGTCATCCCGCATGTCTTGGCGATTCGCTCGCAGTCCGATACCGTCAAGGGTGCGTCGAACCGGGCACGGACGAACCAATAGTTGCGGCTGAATCCACATTTCGCGGCGAAATCCGTAGCGGTCATACCGCTCCTGGATTGCAGTGCTTTGCAGTATTCCATGACGCTCCGCGCTCCGGCGGTAACGTCAGTGTTAGCTCTTGTTCCCATGGCTCCATGATACCCAATTGTGTACTTTTTGTAAAGTAATCAATTAAGTACTCTCGTAAGAGTATCCAAATAAGTACTATCTGTAATCAGCAACGAAACGAGAAAGGAGGTTGGGTGACAAGCGAAACGGAACTCATGAGAGCCAATATCCGAGGAGAGATGGCTCGAAGGGGCATGACGCAAGAAGACATAGCCAAAGCGATTGGATGCGAAAGGCCGCTGGCGAACAAGAAACTCACCGGCAAGAAAGACTTCACCGTAAGTGATCTGGAAAAAATCGCCGACATGTTTGGAATGACCCTCTTCCAATTCACTGCAGTGCTGCTCCAGCCGATCGACAGCATCAAACAATTCAAAGCCTGAAATCCACAACCAAAGGAGCGTCCGATGGACAGCAAGACCTACAACAAAGACCTGCGCAAAGCCTGCGTGGAAGCCGTCTTCGACGAATTCGCCGAGCATGGCGACATGATTCGCCCGCAATACGCGGAACAGTGGGATGAAATCGACGCGAGCCGGTTCCTGGGCCACATCACCGGACCGATGGACATCGACGTGACCGACCTCGTGGACGTCATCATCGACACGATCGCCAAGGAAGCAGCACAGAAATGAGCGGACAACTGCTCAACCCGCCAGCGCCGCCCGAACAGCGGAAGACGGTCTTCGACCCGCGGACGATCATGCTCGGCCTGACCGGCTACGCCATCCAAGTCGGCGAACACGACGCCAGACTCGTCAGACTCCACGAGGACGGGAAGACCATCCTCACGGAAGTGGACGCCAAAACCACAGAAACATTCGCCTACCACCTTTATGACGCGATAGGAGGAACACGATGATCCAGATTATCTCGACCATCTGCAACATCATCACCAACATATGCCTGGTCATCACGAGCGCAGAACTTTTGTCCACCGGGAAAACCATCGACGAATTGCAGGACCTCATGAGGCACGACGGGCGAAAGGCAACCAAATGACCGACCACGACTGCTGGCTCGAAGACCAGCGGGAGAAGACGCGGAAGCCGAACTACACGCGCCGCCGCATCAAATTCGCCCTCGTCAGCATCGGCCTCATCTCCAGCCTGACCATCATGCTCACATGGCATGGCGGCAGTACCACCGCCGCGCTCATGGTGGAAGGCGTGTACATCGCCACCGCATTGTGGCTGATCGTCAGATTCGCGCCACGCGACTAAAAGACTTCCCACCAGCCGACAGTCCAACAAAACAAACCAAATCTGGGATGTTTTTCGCGGACATCCACGTTCACTCATGTCGGCTGGCGGGGACATATAACTGAATATCGATTATTATCCACGCGCCGACGATACCTGCCTTACATACACTGTCGGCGCATTCGGCTGGGCGACGGTTCGCCCGTCCACGGATTCCAATCTCTTCTCTCTCTATCAAAAACGCAGGCACTCCGGTGTTTGCAAACCCTTTCAAGTCCGCCTGACGGCCAGTCACCGTCGGCCACGCCACCGGCCGCCAGCATGTTCAGGTCATGCTCCAACAGTCAAAGGGGCGTTCGGAATCCAAGGACGGCATCGGTTCGACACCGGTGCCAGCTACTCAGCCCCATCCACTCGTCAGGACGGGGCACGCAACGTCAACAAGCAAAGGAAACACAATGGACGGAAACAAACCACAGGTGGCAACATGGGTGCTCTGCGTCGACATCGACACCGACAACAACCCGGAATCCGACCCAATGTTCGTCGCCGCACTTGACATGCCGCTGGACGGCGGCCTGATCAGCGTCACCCTGCCTGGCAGCAGACTCGACAAAGCAACCGCGATTGCCGCCCGAACCGCATGCCAGGCCATCGACAAGGCACTCAAACGTCACCTCGAACGCGGCGGTGACAGCGACACCCCGGAAATGCTCACCGGCCTCCACATCGACCCGATGGGCGACATTCAGGACGGCAGGCCATGACAGACCTGCTTACGCCAAATGAACTGGCCGTCATGCTCGGCATGAGTCCACGCACCCTCGCCAACTGGCGGAGCACCGGCAAAGGCCCGCCATATCTGAAAATCGGCGTGGAACCGCCGGAAGGCCATCAGGACAGGCGCAAGGTCAGATACCAGCGCGCCGTGGCCGAGCGGTGGGCTTCGGCGCACGAATACCAGAGGACGGTGGCGAGATGAAAAACGGAATGTTCGTTCCGGCGACACAGTGCAAAAGCCATCCAAACGTCAAAAGCGACTGGAAAGCACGCGTCGACACCGGCAAGCCGACCCTCACACAGCAGGGAATCGACGTGGACGAGTTCATCCGCGAAAACCACGCGCTCATCGAAAGACTCAGGAAAGGAACACGTTGAAACACGAATACACGTTCGAAGAACTCGCCGAACTGAAGAAAATCTACGACGAGTCAGGCGAAGCAGGACTCCAGATCGGCGAAATGCGGGCGTTACGCAAGGCCGGACTCCTCACGCAAGGCCTGCCGGAGAAACCGTCGAAACGAGACCTCATCCTCGCGCACTGCAAAAACCGCATCGACCAAGGCCAAACGTTCGACGGCAAGGAAACCGCCGAAGCGCTCAACATGAGCCCGAAAACCGTCGGTAACATTCTCAGCCAACTCCGCAAGGAAGGACTATTGCCGGTCTTCGACAAGCACTCGCCACGCAAAACCACCACAACCGGAAAGAAGAAGGAGACCATCATGACCGTCACATCGAAACCAGCCGCCAACAAGGAGGAACCAATGAGCCAGGGAATCACCGCCAACAAGGAGACAGCACCGGAAAAAGAGTGCGAGAACCCACGCGCCATCATCGTGAACGCGCTGGTCGGCATCTACGACTCCATCTCCGCACTGCAACGCGCCGCATACCACGCCAACGACAAAGTGGTCTACATGTTCGCCACAAAACTCATGAACGGCGAACTCATGGACTTGAAGGCCAACTACTCGAAGGACGTGGTGAAGTGAGGCTCAATTTCAACAGCAAGGATGGCGTTTTCGCCATCAAAGCCGAAAGCGAAGAGGAAAAAACCGCGCTCAAAACGTCGGCACCCGCCATCTGCAATCTCATCATCGATTTTTTTAACGGTGAAGTCCAGGAAATGAAGGTGGCGAAGGAATGAAGCGCATCCCACTCAAGGACACGGAACGTTACACGATCGAACGGTTCCGGCAGTGCAAGAAGACGGAACGTCATCTCGCGTGGCTGAAGAGCCGTAAGGCCGGCGTGGGCGGTTCCGACATGAGCACGATTCTCGGCCTGAATTCCTTCAAGACGCCTTACGATCTGTGGCTTGAGAAGACCGGCCGTGTGGAACCGGAGGACATCTCCGACAAGTGGGCTGTCATCCGCGGCAATGCCTTGGAGAACGAGCTTCGCAAGCGTTTCCGTGCCAATCATCCGGAAATGCTCGTCACGGACGGTACGGACAAGCAGTTCATCAGCCGCGAAAAGCCCTATCTGCGCGCTTCCCTTGACGGCATTCTGCAAGGGGAGGACGGAAGTTTCGGAATCCTCGAAATCAAGACTGCGAGCAGCCGTCGAGCGGGGGACTGGCATGACGAGGACGGCAACCTCCGAATTCCACCTTACTATCTCGCTCAAGTCGAGTTCTATACGCTCGTCACTGGATGGACGTGGGGCTACGTGTACGCGGCCATCGGAGACGACGAGCCGGTGGAGATTCCGTTCGAAGCCGACGTGGAGGATATGGCTGCGATCGACAAGGCCGCAGCCGACTTCTGGCATTTCGTCACTTCCGGCACGCCGCCGCAGTTGACCGGCGGTGACGTGCAGAAGGCGTTCCCGGAACCGACGCCGGACATCGTGGACGAAAGCGACGATGACCACCTCTACTGCCTGCTCGCAAGGTACGAGAGCGCCATCAGAATGCTTCATGACATGAAGGCCACTCAGAAGGAATTGCAGGAGCAGATCATCCTGCGCATCGGCTCGCATACGGGCGTGCGCTGCGGCAACCTCCAAGCCACCTACAAGCCGACGACTCGCAAGGAATACGTCGTTAAAGCCGCCACATACCGCAAATTCGCATTCAAATCCATCGAGGAAAAGGAGAAGTAAATTATGGGACAGATCGCACAGCAGGCACAGGGACAGCAGTTGCAGCCGCTCAACCCGAGGGGCAAGCTCAAGCAGCTTGTGGAGCATTCATGGCCGCAGATCGCACGTGTCATCGGCGGCAACCTCGACAGCGAGGCATTGCTGCAGATGTGCATCAGCAGCATCAACCGCACCCCCGCATTGGCGGAATGCACGCCGGTCAGCGTCCTTTCCTGCTTCATGCAGTGCGCCGCCCTGGGCTTGCGCCCGTCCGACGTGGACGGCTTGGGACAGGCGTACATCCTGCCATACGGCAACAAGAACTATGCCACGGGGGAGAAGCAGGCCACGTTCGTCATCGGCTACAAGGGCATGCTGAAACTATTGGAGAACAGTGGAATCTACGCGCAGCCGAGGGCCGTCTACGAGGATGACAACATCAAGCTGAAGCTTGACGAGAACGGCGTGCCGACCATCGAATGCCCCGACGAGGTGAACGTGGACGCCGACCATAGCGAGGAAAAGCTGAAATTTGTGTATCTCAGCGTCCAGCTGCCGAACGGCGGACGATACGCCGACTACATGTCGAAACGCGATCTGCTCGAATACCGCGAGAAGTACGCGCCACGCAATCGCAGCCGACAGATCACCGGACCGTGGGTGAAGAACTTCGTGGAGATGGCGAAGAAGACCATCATCCGCCGCAGTTTCAAGTACCTGCCGGTCAGCATCGAAGCGAAGAAAGCCGCGAGCGTTGACGAAACCACGCCGGACTACAGCGACGTGTTCCAACCGGTAATCACCGATTCGACTGATGACGTGAACGCCGAAGTCATGGAGCCGGACATGCCGGACACCGAAACCGAAGCCGACGTGAAGGAGGCTGAGTGATGGCCGGAGAAACCGTTATCACGATCGTCGGCAATCTGACCGCCGATCCTGAATTGCGTACGACGTCCGCGGGCGCGCAGGTAGCGTCGTTCACGATCGCCAGTACGCCGCGTTCCTGGAACCGCAGCACGAACCAGTTCGAGGACGGTCAGGCTTTGTTCATGCGCTGCTCCGCGTGGCGTGACCTCGCCACTCATTGCGCGCAGAGCCTTGCGAAGGGCATGCGTGTGATCGCGCAGGGTCGTTTGCAGCAGCGTTCCTATCAGGCGCAGGACGGTTCCAACCGCACGGTCATCGAATTGCAGGTGGACGAGATCGGCCCGTCCCTGCGTTATGCGACGGCTCAGGTGCAGAAGATGCAGTCAGGCGGATACCAGGGCGGCAACGCCAATGGTGGCGGCTATCAGCAGCAGCCGCAGCAGGCACAACAGCAGTCGCAGGGAGCCGACCCGTGGGCTGCGCCAGTAGAGCCTGAATTCTGATGGAATGGATCGAACCGCCGGACGTGGAACCGGTATGTCCCAGGCATGGGTGCGCGCTGTATCCGGCGCGCCCCATCCCATGCCCCGAATGCGAAATCGAAGCCGAAGAACAGGAGGCCGACCATTATGAGCGAGATTGACCTCGCGATAGGCAGGCAATTGTGGTGGACGCAGAACCGCCGAAGCCGCAGCTGGGCGGTGCCCTACCGGAGGAAGAAGCTGGTCAAGACGATGAGCCTGCTCACCTTCCGAAACCTCATCAACAGTGGCAAGCTCAAAAAGCCCGAGCATTGGCCGGTGCATGTGACAGCCATCATCCACCCACTGACCCACGGACGCTTCGACCCGGAAAACGCGGCCCCAATGGTCAAGGCGATACTCGACGGCATCACCCAGTCAGGCTACTGGCCCGACGACAACGCGGACTACGTGCTCGGCCCGGACTACCGGCTAGGCGAGCCAAGCACCGAAAAAGGCGTCTACCACATCACCATCCGAATCGAAGAGGAGGAACACTAACCATGGCTACCAACGTCACCCAGAAAGACAAGACGCTCAACGAGATCATCGACTGGGCGAAAAGTCGCTGTCATGAAGCCGGACTTTCCAGATTCGATGTCCGCAGAAAGAGCGACCGAGACTTCTATGACGGCCAAGTTAACGCATTCCATGAAATGCTAGAGCTTTGCCGTTCCATGCTCGGCTATTCCGGCTCCATGCCGTCCGAGGTGCCGAATCAAAGCGAGGACGCGGAATGATCGATGATACTGATGTGCGCTCATGGCTCAAGGATAATTTCGGCCATGATTTTGGCGCGGAGAGGTTCGTCATGCCGCAGAACGCTGCTGGCGCATGGCTTGTGGAGCCGAAGGCACTTGGCCCGATATGGTCCGAAACATGCCGGATGAATTTCCAACGGCTCTTCCGCGAAACCGTTTTGAACACCTCTTTGATGGACAGCATCAACCTCCACGGCGTCATGAAGCCAATCAGCAATAAGCTACGCAAGATGGTATACGAACGTGACCATTGCCGTTGCGTCACATGCGGAGCCACCGATCATCTGAGCCTTGACCACATCATTCCGTGGAGTCTTGGCGGCGAGGACACCATGGAGAATCTTCAGACCATGTGCCGCTCGTGCAACTCAAGGAAAGGGAACAGGGTCGATGTGGTTCAAGGTGGATGATTCGTTCTTTTCGAATCCGAAGACCGCGATGCTGTCTGACGGGGCAACCGCATTGTGGCTCCGTTCCGGCTCATGGTCGGCGCAACAGTTGACGGACGGGTTCATTCCCGCCCGCATGGTGCCGATGTTCCGTGGCTCCGATGATTCCGTGCGCGAACTGTGCGATGTCGGATTGTGGGAGCGTGACGATGAAAGGGATGGCTATCGGTTCCACGATTGGTGCGACTATCAGCCGGACGGGGAGGAAGTGGACGCTCTGCGCCGGAAGCGGAGCGAAGCGGGCAAGAGGGGCGCGGACCGTCGTTGGAAACGGAAAACCGTTGACGAAAATGGCAAAAATGGCAAAACCGATGGCAAATGCCATGGCAAACCTATGGCAAACGCATGGCAAACCGATGGCAAGTCGATGGCAAACTCATGCCCCGTTCCCGTACCCGTACCCGAGAAGAAAGAGAAAGAAGAATATTCTTCTTCTTTCTCCAAAGAAATCAGCCCGACCGAATACGCCGACATGGCCGAAAAGGACGCGACCGACAGAACCATAGCCTCGGAATACACGAACCTCGACCTCACTGGCGCATGGAATGCATTCAATTCACGGCATTACGGCGAAACACGCTCCGTCAACGACTGGACGCGCCTGTGGAAAGGCTGGTGCCAACGCCGCGCCAACATGAGCGGCATACCACCCTCGAAACGCCACATACACACGTGGAAATGCCGCCACGTGCTCGAAGCGCTCGGACGCGACGAAGAAACCGCACAGGCAGACGAAAAGGCCTGCGAATTAGCCGACAAACTCAACAAGGAGAAATCATGAAACACGATAAACCGGAAACCATGTACAGCCGTGAATGGTTGGAACACGAACGCCGCAAGGCATGGCAGGAAGGCTACGCAGCCGGATGGAAAGACCAGGAATGCGACTTCCCGCAATATACAAGCGAAAACCCATACAAGGAGACCATCGAAATCGAAAAGGAAGGTGAATGATGGGCGGATTGGACAAGGTTGAGAAAATTATGATTGGCGCACTGGTGGTATTCGTCGCCGCAATGCTCTCCCTGGGGGGATTAGGCATCTACGCGTCCTGGTATGCGGGCACGCATCCCGATTACGGCATGGTGACGGTCAAGACCGGCGACGTGAACTGGGTCTGTCTGACCGATCATGGCAAGACCATCGGCTGCGACACCGTGGAGGAATACAAATGAAGAAAATACTCGAAGACATGATCATCAAGTGGCATCAGGCCGGTTACGCGCTTGACGAGATCGCGCCGCTCGTGCCGCAGGTGCCGAAAGCCGAAATCGCCGCACTCATCCGCCAGCACGACAAGGAGACACGACTTTGACCGACTGCCAGCACTGCCACAAGCCCATGAAGCCGGTGTCCGCGAATCTGCTCTGCGCCAGCTGCCGTGAAGACTACTGGACGCTGATCCGCCAGCTTGGACACGTCCAACTGCCCGCCCTGCGAAGCATCATGCTCCGACAGGCGCACATCGGCCCCACAGGACACACGCCGAACAAGGGCAACGCGCCACTGCCCATCGACACCCACGCTCAAGACCTCATCGCAGACAGTGAAGCATGGTTGGCGGAACAGGCAGGCAAAATACGCGCCGCATACGCTGGATACGACTGGCGGAAAGCATGGTATGCCATCATCGGCAACCGGCACACCATATTGGCGATGAGCACCGCCGCCGATGACTACGCCGCCCTGGAACACATCGTCCGACGCAACGAACAAGCGCTGACGCCGGAAGACGAGCTCATAATCCTCGGCACCTGTCCAAACTGCCACACGCTCCTCACCGGCACGCCAGAAGCCGAATCGGTCACATGTCAAGGCTGCCACGGTGAATGGGCTGCGCCAGCAATCAAAGCAGCACGAGACGAAAGACTATGGCAAGTGCAAATCACCGGCACACCCAGCGACGCGGCCAAAGAGCTGAAACGATACGGCCTGACCATATCACGCAACCTCATCAGCCAATGGCTCAAACGCGGCAAACTGTCGCACGCCACGCCGACAAAACACAAAGGAGAGTACGTGTTCAACCTCGGCGAGTTGGCCGCACAACTTGACTGTCACCGTTGAAATGCTATACTGTCGTATGTTCGTAGAATGGTTCAGCCGGAAAATGGTTGGACCATTTTTCATATCCAGCTTCGGTAGCTCAGCGGTTAGAGCACAAGGGATAGCACAGATACCTAGGACGGATACCTTACCGGCCATGGCTTCCTACTTCTTAAATCGAATGCCCGTGATGATAAAAAGATAGTGCATCCCACACCATGCGCTGGTTCGACTCCAGCCCGAAGCACCACAAGGCGGTGATCGTATGCCAGGAAGAGCACGCAAGACCAGCCGCCAATTCGAAAAAGACAAGGCCGCATTCTTCAACCAATGCAAGGCACAGCATGCAGTCTGCTGGCTCTGCGGCATGCCGATAGATTATTCAGCACCGAAGAACACAAGCGATGACAGCTTCAACCTCGACCACCTCTACCCAGTCTCGAAGCACCCCGAACTCCAATTCGACCCAGCAGGCTTCAAACCAAGCCACACCAGCTGCAACCGACTAAGAGGTAACAGTGACCCGCCCGCACCAATCGGCACACTCTCAAGACAATGGATAACAACAGCATGAGCAAGGAGACAATGATGCCACAGCAGCCAGTCACGCTAGAGCTCACCGCCACAATCAGCGACAAGACATTCCCAATCAGCTCATTCACCGTCAACATCCCAATCAACGTCACCCACAACGAAGTCAACACCTTCAAGGTCGGAGACACATACACCACACTCATCACTCCAAAACCACCAAACACAGACGAACTCATCACACGATTCACAAACGCAATCAAAGCATTCAAAACAGCATTCGAAACCAACCCCGACGGGGTAGGGGCGGTGAAATCCTGAAAACCACCCCGAACCGACCCACGTCCCGCGTGGTTGGTCTTCCTCTCCCCGATGAGTGAAATTGTTGGCGGGTCGCGCGCGATGGCAGATTGGGGGTGTTTTCGATGAGTGCGAAGTTTCCGAGTCGGAATGTGGCGGAGGCGTTGGAGCGTTCGTTGAAGAACGCTGACCTCAAGGCTGTGAATTCTGCTGTTGTCGCTGCGGCTCGCGTGTTGGCTGAGCGTATCGATTATCTGACGTTCTCCGGTTTTGTCGATGAGAACGGCAAGCTCGACAACGTTTCGCTGCCGACGTTCCTCAAATATTGTCAGTCGCTTGGTTTGACGGTGGATGCTCCGGCTAAGGTTGGTCGTCCTGCGAAGCCGAAGGTTGAATCTAAGCCGGAGGCGCGTAAGAGCGACAAGGTTGTGCAGATGGAAGATTTCATGAAGCGTTTCGGCTAGGAGGCGTTCGATGGTGTCGGAAGATTTGAGTGTTTTCGGCGCCATCGATGATGACCTGCATGGTGTTACGTTGCCGCGTATCTTTACGCCGCCGTTGCGTCCGTTGACGAGGGAGACGAGCAATGGTTTCGCGGTGATCGCGTTCGCGGAGATCATGCTGCACGTGCATCTCTATCCGTGGCAGCAGTGGCTTTTAGTGCATGCGCTCGAACTGCTGGAGGATGGCAGCTATCGCTTTCGTAAGGTGATTGTGCTTGTGGCCCGTCAGAATGGCAAGACGACGCTTATGGGCGTTTTGGCCGCATGGTGGCTGTTCGTCGATTCCAACAAGCATCCGGACAGGGTGCCGCCGGTGAAGTTTCTGGTGGTTGGTGCGGCGCAGACGTTGGACAACGCCAAGGGCCCGTACAATCAGGTCAAGGAGTGGTGCAATCCTCAGCCTTCTACTGATGAGGAAGCGGATCTGGTCATTCCGGATCTCGCCGCGATGACGCAGAAATTCGTCAACACTAACGGCGAGGAGGCGATCATCACCCGCTCGAAGGCCCGCTATATCGTCCGCGCCGACAAGAACATTCGAGCGAAGTCGGCCGCGCGTGTGGTGTTCGATGAGTTGCGTGAGCAGCATACTGATGATGGCTGGAATGCCGTCAGCCAGACCACGAAGGCAGTCTGGTCGAGCCAGTTGTGGGGCATTTCGAACGCGGGCGATTATCGCAGCGTCGCGCTTCGCAAGCAGGTGGACAAGGGCCGCAAGCTTGTTGACGAGTGGACGCGCCTGAGCGCCGACGGTGGCAATCCGGCCGACGTGTTCCTGTCCGGCGAGCAGGATGGATCGTTCGGCTATTTCGAGTGGTCTGCGCCTGACAAGTGTCCGGTGGATGATGCCGACGCTATTCGCCAGGCTAACCCGTCGCTCGGCTATGGCCCTATGACCGTGGCCAGTGTCAGAAGCGATATCGATGGCATGACCGAGGCTGCTTTCCGCACCGAGGTCTTGTGCCAGTGGGTGACCGCCGACATCGTGCCCTACATCAACCCGAAATTGTGGGCGCATGGCACCGATGGCGCTTCCTGCATACCCGCCGAGAACCGCGTGGTCCTGGCGGTGGACACCTCGGCCGACCGGCAGACCACGTATGTGGCCGCCGCTGGCCTACGCGCCGATGGCCTGCCTCATGTGGAGCTTATCGCGCGTCGTGACGGCATGCTGTGGGTGCCGCACTTTCTTGACCTATTGCGTGAGAGCTGGCCGTCGATTTGCGAGATCGCCGTGCAGTCGAAGGGCTGTCCGGCCGTCGATTTCATCGACCCCTTGACCGAAAAAGGCTGGAACGTCCACCTCATCGAGGGTTTCCGCCTTGGCGCGTGCTGTGGCCGCTTCCTCGACCGCGTGCGCGAAGGCAAGCTCCGGCACCTGCCGCAGCCCGCCATCGAACAGCAGGTGAGCGTGGCCGTGACAAGGCGTCTCGGTGAGGTCGAGGTGTGGGATCGCGCTAAGAGTGCTTTGCAGATCAGCGGCCTTATCGCCGAATCGGAAGCATTGTACGCCTTGGAGACCATGCAGGCTGTGGATGCTGAGCCGGTGAAGGCTTCCGCCTATTCGGGGCATGGATTGATGATTCTTTGACTTTTTTGAAGCGATTGGAGGTGCCTTATGGGCCTTTGGAGCGCCTTGAGGAACGTTTTCCAGCCGCGCTACAGCATTTCCTTTGATTTGTCCGACCAGATGGCCATGATTCAGGGCCAGACTGAGGCCGAGCTTTTCAAGACGCAGCCGCATTTGCGTACTGTGATCACTTTTCTGGCGCGGAATGTCGCTCAGGTCGGATTGAAGGAATTCGAGCGTGTCAGCGACACGGACAGGCAGCGTGTGACCGATGATGTGCTGATAAATCTGCTGAAGCAGCCGAACGGCACGATGACCGGCTATGAATTGCTTAGGCAGCTTGTGGCCGACTTGGCGCTTTACGACAACGCTTACTGGGTGGTCGTGCAGAACCCCGATCGGGATGAGGACAAGTTCGGCAGTTGGCAGATTCAGCCGATTCCGCCATGCTGGGTGCAGGCGAAGCGTGATGGCAGTGTGTTCCAGCCCGCATATTATCGCGTTTATCCTAATTTGGGCACGTCATATTATGACGTTCCGTCCGATGACATGCTCGTGTTCCACGGATGGAACCCCGATGACCCGACGCAGGGCGTGACTCCGGTGCGTGCCTTGAAGGACATCATCAACGAGCAGATTCAGGCATGGTCGTATCGCACTCAAGTGTGGAAGCGTGGCGGCCGTATCGGCAGTGTGCTGGTGCGTCCGAAGGATGCGCCGGAATGGAATGATGCCGATCGCGAGCGTTTCATGCGCGGGTGGAAGGAATTCACCGACAAGGGTGCGCAGGCTGGTGCCACGCCACTGCTTGAGGATGGCATGGAATTGAAGCGTTTGGGTTTCAATGCTCGTGAGGAGGAATTCAGCGAGGTCACGAAGCTGTCGCTGTCCACCGTCGCAAGCGTCTACCACGTCTCACCTGTCATGGTCGGCATCCTGGACAACGCGAATTTTTCGAATACCAAGGAATTCCGCAAGATGCTGTATTCCGAGACGCTGGGGCCGACCATGCGCATGATCGAGGACAGGATAAACACTTTCCTTGCGCCGAAGGTCGGTGCGCCGGACGCGAATTACATCGAATTCGACATCCGCAGCAAGCTTTCCGGTGATTTCGAGGAGCAGGCCAGTGTGATGAGCACTTCGGTTGGAGCTCCGTGGATTACGCCGAACGAGGCGCGAGCCAGTCAGAATCTGCCGCGTGTCGAGGGCGGTGACGAACTGGTGGTGCCGCTCAATGTCACCAAGGGCGGCCAGTCAAGCCCGCAGGATGGCGGTGACCCGTCCCGTCCAGCCGATGGGTCGGCCATCGAATCGGATGATGACGAGAAAACAGCGGCCATCGTCGGCATGTGGCGTGACCGATTGGAAAAGAGCGTCAGATCACGGTTTGGTGCCGGTATGGGAGTCGATGACATCAAATGGCTCAAATGGCAGAACGAACTGCAGGCTGACCTGACCATCAAAGCCGGGCTGGGGCAGTTCGATGCCGGTGTGAGGGCATTGCAGGAGACGGAGGACATGCGCACGCATTTCAAGGAGGTGCATGATGCACTTTAAGGATTTCGATTGCCGATTCAAGGCCGATGGCGAGGACTCGGCACTCAAGGATGGCGAATTCATCGCCTACCCTTCCACTTTCACCCGCGAACCAGACTGCTACGGTGACGTGGTGGCAAAGGGCGCATTCGACAAGACCATCAAGGAATGGCAGGACAGCGGTAACACGCTGCCGGTCCTGTATGGGCATCGTATGGATGACCCCGATTATAACATTGGCGGCGTCGATTCGATGGGCGAGGACGATCACGGCTGGTGGATTAAGGGCCATTTCGACATGGACTCGCCGAAGGCTGCGCAGGTCTACCACCTGATCAAGGAAAAGCGTCTCAGTCAATTGTCCTTCGCGTTCGACGTGATGGACGAGGGCGAGGTCGAGCTTGACGACGGCACCAAGGCAAATGAACTGCGCGAATTGAAGGTCTATGAGGCGTCCTTCGTGCCTGTCGGCGCGAATCAGGATACCGGCATCGTGGACGTGAAGGACGCGCTGCGCCGGTTGAAGACCGGACGCACCCTCTCACAGAAGAATCTTGACATTCTCTCGCAGATCGCCGATGACCTGACCGGTCAGGCGAAGAAACTCAAGGATTTCGTGGCTGAGAACACCACTCAGTCCGACAACAACAATGACAATGACCAGAGTGACGATGCGAAGGCATCGGATGCCGGTGCAGCCAAGAACGAGGAGCCCGATGGGGCCAAGTCCGAGGAGCCGGACGGTTTTTCCGAAGCGGAAGCGTTGCAACTCGCAATCAAGATTGCCCAAATTGGGCGGGAAGGGGAGTGACCGTAATGGCATCTCTCAAGGAAAAGCGAGCCGCGCTTGTCAAGCAGCTCGAAGAAAAGCAGGGTCTGCTGGCCGCTGGCAAGGCTGATGGCGACACCATCGCATTTGTGAAGAGCGCGCTGGCCGAGGTCGAGGGCATCGACCGTCAGTTGGACGGCATGAAGCAGTCTGATGATCTGCTCGCGCAGATCGGCCAGCTCAACGCCAAGACCGGCGTGCAGCATGTTGGTGGCTCCGACGCCATCCACGCCAAGAGTATCGGTGATTATTACGTCAAGTCCATGCAGAATGCTGGCCTTGACGTGAAGTCCGCCATCGCACGCAACTTCGAGGTCGAATACAAGGCAGCGGATGATACTCACGTGGAAGGCGCGCCGTCCGAAGGCTATGCCCCGTATCTGACGCAGATCGACACTCAGCCTGCTCGACCGTATCAGCGTCCGCTGGTCGTGGCCGACCTCTTCGCTTCCGGTGCCGTCAGCGGCAACCTGATCGAATACCCGGAATTCAGCGAGCTTGAAGGCAACGCCTCCACCGTCGCCGAAACCGGAGCAGCCACGCAGGTCCATTGGAAGGAACCTGTGTGGAAGCAGGACAAGATCAGCACCGTCGCCAGCTTCTTCGCCATCAGCGACAACATGATGGACGATCTCAACTGGATTGTGTCGGAAATCAACAACAACGCGCAGTATGACCTGAAGCTGGCGGAGGAAAACCAACTCCTGTCCGGTGATGGCACTGGTAATGATCTGAAGGGTCTTTTCAATCGTGAGATTCAGACGATGGGCCAGGATGAGCTGTCGGACGCCGACCGTCTGTCCAAGGCCAAGCTGTACATCACGCTGAAAACCAATTATCAGGCTGACGCATTCGTCCTTAATCCGGTCGATTTTTGGAAGCTGACCATCGCCAAGAACGCGGAAGGCTCTTACCTCAACCTGACTAACGGTTCCACTTTGTGGAATGTCCCCGCAATCGCTACCGCCGCCATTGCCGAGGGCACCGCGCTGGTCGGTGCCTTCAAGAGCGCCGAGCTTTTGCGCAAGGGTGGTCTGGTCGTGAAGATGACCGACTCGAATGCCGATGATTTCCTGCACTTCAAGCAGACCTGCCGCATTAGCGAGCGTGTCGGCCTGCAAGTCAAGTATCCGAAGGCCTTTGTGAAGGTCACTCTCGGTAAGGCGGCCTGATCATGACGCAGAAGTATGTGCGCTTCGTCACCCCGAAAGAGGCGAACATCGACAAGACGCAGGACGTGGCGGAGCTTGTGGCGCTTGATGCCAAGGGCAAGCCGGTCACTATCGGCGGTGCCGCCTCTCTTCCGGTGGCGAAGAATGTGTCCAAGGCCGCAGGCGATGCACCGACCAAGCAGGAATTCGATGCTCTTGTCGATTCTCTGGTGGCCGCTGGCCTGATGGCAGCCAAGTAAGTGATTGGGGGTGCGGCATGACTGCCGTGATTGGTGATCTGATTCCAAGCGCCGACTCTTTCCAAGTCGATGCCGGTTTCAAGATGCATGCCGCTCAGGCTGCGATTCGCCGGTATTGCGGCTGGCATGTCGCGCCTTCCGTCACTCGTACGATTCGCGTGGATGGTCACGGCGGTGATTCGCTGCTCTTGCCATCCAAGCATGTGACCGCGCTTTCGAGTCTCAAGCTTGATGGCGTGGAACACGTGCAGGATGCGCGGTACAGCGAGGCCGGGAGTCTTGTGCTGGTCAATGGCGCCACCTTTCCCGATCTGCCGGGGAGTGTGGAAGCGACCATTACCGATGGTTGGGATTTGGAGGACGTGCCGGAAGTGCAGATGATTCTGCTGGACATCGCGTCTCGTGTGATGCAGGTTCCCGGCACGGTGTCAGCTCAATCCACGAATGGCAGCAGCGTCACCTATCGCTCCGGCTCCGATGGTGGTGTGCCTAATGTGGCGCTTTTCGAGTCCGAGAAGCGCACGCTGCAGCCCTACCGCTTGACGTGGGGGGTGAAGCCGTGACTTCCGCATTGGATTATCTCGGCGGTGGTACGTCCTTCAACATGTCTGGCGCGACCAAGTGGCGGCGTTTGCGTGCGAAGAAGGTCATGGACCGGTATTCGGGCGAGTTGACTGGTGAGGATTGGGACCACCCGAACGTGCTGGAATTCAATGGCTCGCTTTCCAGCTCCAGCAGCATGAGGACTCCTGACGCCTTGCGTGAGGAGACCACGAGCACGGCTTACCTCACCTCGACCGACCCGTCACTCGATATCATGCCCGGCGACCGCATCAGGGCCATGCCGGATGACGGCAGGTGTTGGGAGGTGTCCGGCTATCCGTCGCGTGACCAGAACGCTTTCACTTCGTGGCGGCCGACGATTGAGATTCCACTTGAAGAGTACAGGGGGTGATGGTCTTGGGTGTGATGGTCAAATTCAACGATCGATATTTCGATGAGCTGATGAATTCGGCTGGCGTCAAGGCCATGACCCGCAGGGCGGCCGAAAAGACCTTGGAATATGCGAAGTCTCACGCTCCCGTGGACACCGGCGCATACCGTGACGGCCTCCAGATCGAGGAGGTCAAGCATGCGCACCGTACCACATGCATGGTGGTCGGCACCGATCCGAAGACTCTGCTCGTGGAGTCGCGGACCGGCAATCTCCGCAAGGCGCTCAAGGCTGGCAAGTCATGACGGCAGTGCTACCACCAGACCTCGAAACATGGCTGTGCGCTTACCTCCGTGGCAAGCTGAAGCCATCCTACGGCAAGATTCTCGTGCACATTCGAGAGCCGGACGATTACGACGGCTCCTATCCTCTCGTGGTCGGGCGTGACGATGGCGGCAGCCAGTCCAATCGCGTGCTCTTCGACCGCAGCATTGGTATCACCGTGCGTTATGGCAGTCGCACTCTTCCAGGTGATTGTCGTGATCTGGCGGCGAAAATCTACGGCCTGCTCACAGACCCCGCGATTTGCCAGCTTGACGGGTCTCCGATCGCGGCAGTCGAGGAGGACGGGTGCAATGGTCCGTATTTCGTGGCCGAGGACGCGAATATCGCCAGATGCTATCTGACTCTCGAATTCTCCGCTATTGGAGAATTCCAATAATTCAATAATTCAATAATTCTTAATTTTTAGGCGTTGAAACGTTTGTTTCAGCGCCTTTTTTGTTTGAAAGGACAAAATATGGCAGCTGATTCAGCAGGCAATGACCTGAGCGCCGCGAAGATCGTGGTGACAAGCGCATACCGTTTCGCACCCTATGACGCGACTCAGAAGCTGACCGCTGATCTCATCGCGCCAACCGTGGCCGACGTGAAGACCGGCTTGGACAAGATCTTCAGCAAGGGCGGCTTCGTCGGCCTTATCACCGAGGATGGCGCGCCGCAGGACAGCCGTGACGCCGATGATGCGATCAAATTCCACCAGCCTGGCTATTCGATCAACGGCAAGGCGTCGCTGACCGAGCAGTTCACCGTGGCCGAGGATAACGACATCACGCGCCAGATGACCATCGGCAAGCCGGACTCCAGTGGCGTGTATCACGTGACCGATGTGATTCAGGATGGCAAATGGTTCTGCTACAAGGAAACCGTTCTTAAAAACGGCACGCATCGCCGTCGTCTTGGTGTCGTGAATCTGACCGGCAACGAGCAGGGTCAGGAGACCTCCGGCAAGAACACCGGTGACGCTTGGACCATCGAATGGATTCAGGATGACGTCTGCGATTCCGGCAACAGCAAGTATTTGGAGTCCTTCGTGACTCCGACTGTTTCATCCGGTCCTCATACCGATGGTCATCAGGCTGATGATTCCGAGTCTCAGCCGGTCGCCGACTGACATTGATTCTTCCCAGCATGTGTTTCTTTCTTCCTTTCTTCGCATGTGCTGGGATTCTTCCTCTTCATTCATGAGAACGTAAAGGAATTTTTCATATCCGTTTGAAAGAAGGAAGAAATGACCGAGAATGTGATGCCCTCCGCCGCCGATTTCGACGCATGGACTCAGGAGGATGAGGAGAAGGCGCTTGAAGCGTCGGCCGAGCGGATGAAGGTGAAGCACCTCATCAAGGACGACGGCGTGTGGTTCCTCGCACCGCACGGCCACATTTACAAGCTGCCTCTGAATCTCAGCATCGATGATTTCGTGCGCCTGTCCGACCTGCAGTCCAACACGGAGCAGATTCAGGCTTTGAAGGATATTCTCGCGGCTTTTGCTGGCGAGGATGCGGCCAAGGAGTTGGCGAAGGAGCCGGCAATGGTTCCATTCAACATCCTCAACGATTACGGCGAGCTGCTTGCGAAGATTCAGGGTGTGGAATTGGGAAAATCGTCGGCTTCTGCCAGCTCCTCCAAGGAGACGCCGGCAGTCGAATAAGGGCCGATTTCGCGGCTCGCGGGTGGAGTCTGCAGGCTGATTTGGGCGGCAGACTCCGCTACTGCGACGCGATCGCATTGTGGGAGAACCTTTCGGCCGACCCGAACACTTACACCGGCATGACTGCGGTGCATATGGTGCTGCCGATGGATGCGACGGCAATCATCACCGCGATTCAGGCTGGCGGCACGTCGATTCTTGGCGACCTCGCGCCGGAAAAGGCTGGGAAGAAGCACGTCGAAGTGACCGATGAGGAACGTCGTGAGGCGTTGGAGTCGATGAGCAGCATCTTCGGCTTCAAAAAAAGTGAATAGAGGAGGCTGTCATGGCTGGCGGTAGCGAGCTTGGATCCGCGCATGTGAGCATTTTCCCGCAGATGAAGGGCTTCCGCCAGAATGTGGCCAAGGAGACCGGCAAGGCCGTCTCCGACATGAAAAACTCCTTCACGAAGGGCTTCAATGGCGCGCAGCAGGGCAAGCAGATCGGCAGCGCCTTCAAAAGCGGTTTCAACAGTGGTGCGGCCGAGCTGAATTCCGAAGCCCTGAAGTCCTTTAAAAAGGACGTGGCTCAAGCCTCGCAGAAGAATACTGACGCCTTGCTGAAATTCAAGGCGGCTGGCGTGCAGGTGCAGGCCGCTCAGGAAAAGCTGAACGCGGCCACACAGAAATATGGCGAGGACAGCACGCAGGCTCAGGCTGCGGCCATCAAACTCGAACAAGCTCAAATCAAACAGAAGACGGCGGCTGACAATCTCAAGGCGGCGTCCGACAACCTCAAGACGGCGCAAGGACGGCTCAAGGACCTCGAAACGCAATTGGCGGACGAATCCGACAAGTCCAAGAATGCGTTCAGCCGTCTGGCGTCCGGCTTCACCTCAACGGCACAGCAGATCGTCGGCAAGATTCCAGGCGTGAACGCGGCGGTGCAGAAGATCAGTTCGACGGCTGGCGATGTCACGTCCAACATCAAAAGCAAGTTTTCGGCTGCTTGGAATGCTTTGCCGGAGGGTGCGCGTAATGCGGCCGCGAAGGCCGGTAATGCGTTGCATTCGGGTTTGAGCAAGGCTTCCGGTTTCGCTTCGAAGGCGGTGTCCGGCATCGGCAAGGCGGCTAAGGGCATGGCCACCGTCGTGTCCGGCGCCGCTGCCGCCGCTGGCGGATATCTGGTGAATTTCGGCAAGCAGGCCGTGGATGCGGCCCTCAAGGCCGGTGAGGTCACTGCTAAATTCCAGCAGGTCGCCAAAAACAACAATTGGACCGAGGAAGAGCAGAAGTCCCTGCTCAGTCTGAATAAGACGCTTGGCCAGACCGGCGTCATATCCGGTGGCACCTTGAAGGCCGCTCAGGCACAGCTCGGCACTTTCGCGCTGACGGCGGATCAGGTCAAGACGTTGACGCCCGCTTTGGCGGACATGATCGCCAACAACAAGGGTTATAACGCAACCGCTCAGGATGGCGTGCAGATCGCTAACCTGCTCGGCAAGGTCATGACCGGCTCGGCTACCGCATTGAGCAAATATGGCGTGACGATGACCGACGCCCAGAAAAAGACCTTGCAGGAGGGCACGGCACAGGAGAAGGCCGCTATGGCCGCCCAAGTGTTGGAGGCGAATTTCGGCGGCATCAACAAGGCTCTTGCGGAGACTCCGCAGGGCAAGATGACGATCTTGCAGCATGAGATTGCCGGTTTGAAGACTTCGGTCGGCAATGATCTGATTGCGGCTTTCGGTGGTGTCGGTGGTGCGGTCATCAAGATGGTGCAGGCTGTCGAACCACTCATCACAGCTTTCTTCGACAAGGTGGCCGCACTGGCCGAGAAGATCGGCCCGCCACTTGAAAAAGTGTTCGGTGGTATCGCCGACAAGATCAGCAAAATCAATTTCAGCGGCTTCATGGGCCAATTGTCTGGATTGTCCGGCCCTATCGCAGCCGTGACCGGCTTGCTGGGTGCGGCTGGTCTTGGTGGCGCGTTGAGCGGCTTGAGTGGCGTGCCGGTGATTGGCGGATTGCTGTCGAAGTTCGGTGGCGTCCTGTCTGGTCTTGGCGGGCCTATCACGCTGGTGATTGGCGCTCTGGCCGGCCTTATCGCCACGAGCCCGCAATTGCGCAGCGAATTCGGCACGATGCTCAAGAATGTTTTCGTCAGCTTGCAGCAGGCATTCCAAATGCTTCAGCCGTCGATTCAGACGCTCATGACGGCTTTGAATCAATTGGCGGCAGCTGTCATGCCTGTCATCACCAATTTCGTCGGCCAGATCATTCCACTGCTAACACCAATCATTTCCACTTTGGTGGGTGCTTTGGTACCTGCCATTCAGGGCATTCTGACCGTGGTGACCACCGTCATTCAGGCGATAACTCCGGCCATCCAAGGAGTCCAGCCGGTTGTCACGGCGGTGGTCGCGGCCATCACGGCTGTGATTCAGGCGCTCATGCCGGTCATCTCGCAGATCAGCAGTCTCATCACTGACGTGGTGGCTGCGATCACTCCGGTGATTCAGGGCCTTGAGCCTTTGGTTACGACGGTGGTGCAGGCGATTACCAGCGTGATTCAGGCTCTGGTGCCGGTGATTCAAGCTCTCGCACCATTGGTGTCCACCATCATTTCCGCGATCGTCGGCTTTATCAGCTCGACATTGCTGCCGACCATTCAAGCGATGCTGCCTTTCATCCAGGGCATCATCGGCGGCATCACGATGGTGGTCAGGGGCATCGTCAATGTGATTCAGGGTGTCATCAATCTGGTGACCGGTCTGATTAATGGCAATTGGAGTCAGGCTTGGAACGGCTTTAGTCAAATTGTGCATGGTGTTGTGCAGGGCGTGCTCGGCTATTTGGGTGGCATTGGCAGTGCGATTATCGGCATCTTCGCTGGTGCTGGCACGTGGCTGTGGAATGCCGGCGCGTCGATCATCAATGGTCTGCTCAATGGTCTGAGGGCGGCTTTCGGCAAAGTTAAGAGCTTTGTGAGTGGCATCGGCGATTGGATCGTCAAACATAAGGGTCCTCTCAGCTACGACAAGGTGATGCTTAAGCCTGCTGGCTTGGCGATCATGCAGGGCTTTGACAAGAGCCTTAAGGCTGGCTGGAAGGACGTGCAGCGCACTGTCAATGGCATGAATGCGCAGATCAATGGCGGTTTCGATGTGGATGCGTCGAAGTCGGGGCGCGCGAATGTCAGCAATGGCGGTGGCGGTGCCACGTATGTCACGCAGACGTTCAATTATCCCGCGATCGCGCCCACGTCGATTTCGACGCAGCAGAAATTGCAGACTGCGGCGATGCCGCAATGGTGACACACAAGTGAAAAAGGTGGTGCAATGATTCTCACGGATTATCTCATCAATGGTCAGCAGCTGACTGGTGAGCGTTCGAGCCTGATAGTCGGCACCACCCATTTCACAAGCATTAGCCCTCGTATTAATTCCGTGACCGTGAACGGCCGGTCCGGCGTCATGCTTCCGGCTGGGCCGGTGGCTTTCGATGCGCCGGAAATCACGCTGAAATTCATCACGGACGGGCCTGATGCGGATACTCTGATGCACCGCTTCTACCGCTTGTGCCGTTTGGCTTCCAAGCTGACTCGCGTGGAGCGTGACACGGTATCCGGCTGGGCTCGGCGCATGACCGCCAGTGCGGTATGCACGTCATGTCAGCCGGACGGTGACGAGATTCCGTGGGATGACCACCGCGCGGCCACCGCCGTCTTCCAATTGCCGGACGTTTATTGGCAGGGGGAGCAGTGGCAGGAGCGCACCTTGGACGCGACTGGCGGGCGTCTCATGGCCGGCGGCGTCAAGCCCAGCACGCAGAAGTATTGGACGCGCTGGCAGGGCGAGAGGAACGCTTCTCCGAGCCTTCTGGCCGACTTCTACACCTTCTGGACTGGTCTTCCGAACAACAGTCCGAGCGTCTTGGTGCCGCTCGGTGAGGGGATTCCCGAGGGCTGGCTCTCCGACGCGCCCATCACCACGCTGGTATTGCGCTTCGGTGTCGCCACTGGTGTGACCATTTCAGATCCGGTGAGTGGCACGAATCTCATGTGGGGCGGCAAACGTGACGCCTCACGACCTTACCTCTTCGTCGATGTGGCCAATCGCAAGGCGTGGACGGCGGCCAATGCCGACGCATGGTCCGGTGGTACGGACGCATCGAATGGCATCGACTGGACCACCGAGCCACTGCAAGTGTGGCCCGCAATCGATTCCGGCGATTATCGCCTCGCAATCAAACAGACCGGCAGCGCCGACAAGGTGACATGCCGGTTTTTGCAATCTTGGGAGTAGTTAATCATGGGCAAGTCTTTGCATGCTCGTCTCGTGGCATACCGGCCGTTCGGTGCAAGAATCGGCGTATTGGCGGAGCCGGTGAGCTTCAGCGCGTCCATGCTGCACAATGATGACGGCGCCATCAGCATCGAGTACTCGATGTTGTCCGGTGACGCGCAGGCGTTCGACCGTGAGCTGACGGACGGTCTGGAAGTGGCCGTGGAAGTGTCGGACGGCACCGGCTATCGCGAGCCGGACAACGCACGCTTCGTGATCACGGGCCGCTCCGGCAAGACCGATGACCGGACTCGCACCGTCACCTATTCCGGCCAGTCGATCAGCTGGCTCCTGAGCAAGGCGGAGAACAATGATTCCAGCCATCTGCTCGCGGACGGCGACAACAAGGGCAAAAGGCCCTTCTACTCGTCTAATCCGGGCACGATTCTCAAGACTTTGCTGGACGAAAACAAGGCGCGTGGTGGCGTGGCCACTGGTCTGACCTTGGGCTTCGACACGGCCAAGGACGCGGCTGGCAGGAATTGGGCAAAAAAGTACACTCTGTACTATTCGCTCGGCACTGATTTGCAGACGATCCTGGACGCCCTGGTCAATGGTGGCGGCTGCGACTGGCGCACAAGCGGCAGGGTACTCAAGCTTTGGAATGCGGACAGCACCGCCTTGAGCCGTGACCTGAGCGAGAGCATTGTGCTGCAATTGGCGCGTGACATCAGCGAAGCCCCATTCGAGGAGTCCATCGCCGACCTGGCATCAACCATCCTTGTCGAGGGTGACAATAATCTGCTTTTCCGCATGGATAATCCGGCTGCTCCGACGCCTTGGGGCAAGTGGGAATCCTATAGCTCGCAGGGTGGCGTGTCCGATAAGGATACCGCGCAGGCATTCATGCAGTCCACGCTTGATGATGCGGCTAGGGTACGCGGCCAGTACACGCGCGATCTGGTGACTTCCGGCGTGGATGATCTACCGCTCATCGACTTCCACGCCGGCGACTGGATCACCGCGCCAACAGTCACTCACGGCGAGAAGGTGCGCGTGCAGGAAATCGACCTGAGCGTGCGCCAGGGCGAGGGCTTGAGCGCGTCCATCGCCTTGAATGACATCAAGTATGACGCTGCCGTACGTCAGGCGAAGAAAATCAAAGGCATCACTGGCGGTGCGTCATTGGCCGGTAGCGAGGGCGGTACGACCGCCTCTTCCGACCGTGACCATCGCGTGCCGAAGGCCCCGCAGGGACTTGTCGTGCAGACCGACGCCTATATAGGCTCGGATGGCTATGCGCATGGTCTGGCCACCGCCTCATGGAGCGCGGTCACGCAGGCCACGAACAATACCGCCATTGAGATTAGCAATTACGCCATTGAGTGGCGCAGGCATGTGGATGGCGCGCCGTGGCATTCCGCCGGCACCACCGATAAGACGCAGCTTGGCTTCGGTGGCCTTGATTGTGGCACGCAAATCGAGGTGCGCGTCAGGGCAGTGCCGACATATTCCGACAAGCTGGGTGATTGGTCGACTGTCGTGGTGGCCACCGTCGAATCCGATACGACGCCGTGCTCAGTGCCCTCCAAGCCGACTGTCTCCTCCGAGCTGGGTGTGATCACCGTCCACTGGGACGGCAAGACCGCTGCCGGCGCGCAGATGGAGCCTGACTTCGACCATATCGAGGTGGGCGAGGGCGTCAATGCGGCCGGCATGACCGTCATCAGCGCTACGCAGTCCGGCCCGGGCGATTATCTCGTGACCGGCCTGAAAGCAGGCTCCCAGCACTCCTACGCTTTGCGTTCGGTCGACCATGCGGGCAACCGTTCCGACTGGTCGGCAGTCGCCACTGTCACCGTGGCATCGGCTGTCTCGCCTGACGAGGTCAAGCAGATTCAGAAGGATTTGGCTGACAATCAGACGGCGTTGAAGGATAATACGGCCAAGCTCGATCATGCGCAGAAGGATATCGCCGCTAATCAGGCCGCTCAGGCGGCTACGGCGAAGGATCTTGAATCCGCGAAGTCTGACATCAGGTCGAACCAGTCGGCCATCGGTACGGCGAACGCCACGTTGCGGGATAATACGGCGAAGCTGGATCAGGCGCAGAAGGACATTCAGGCGAATAAGACTGGTCTTGATGCGGCGAATCAGACGCTCACGCAGGCCAAGGCCGATCTGTCTCAGGCCCGGAAGGACATCGCGCAGACGAAATCCGACCTGACTACGGCGAATGGCGAGATTAGCAAGGCCAAGGAGTCGGCGGCGCAGGCGTATGCCGAAGCCCATTCGAAGAACCATACTTTCCGTGGTCCCGACGAGCCGAAGGATAATCTCATCGTCGGCGACCTGTGGCTCAAGACGCAGAAGTATTGGACTCGCTGGCAGGGGGAGAAGAACGCAAGCCCCTCACTGCTCGCGGACTTTTACACGTATTGGACCGGCGCTCCGAATAATTCGCCTTCCGTGCTCGTGCCGCTTGCTGACCGCGTTATCGATACGCTTGTCTGGGATGGCTCCGCTTGGAACCACATGGGCTATGCCGACGTGGAGCGCAATGCCGACGAAATCGCTCAGGCGAAGTCCGACATCGCGGATAACGCCGCGAAGTCCACCGACGCCAAGAAGGCTGCTGAGAATGCCGCTGCCGCAGCGAAGAACGCGCAGGGCACGGCTGACACGGCGAATGGTGCGGCGAAGACAGCGCAGGATACCGCCAACGCTGCTACCGCTGCCGCCAAGAGTGCCACCGCGACCGCAGGTCAGGCGAAGAGCGCCGCCGACGCCGCGCAGACCGCCGCCGAAAGCGCCAAGAAGACCGCAGGCAACGCGGAGACACTGGCCAACACCGCCAATGCTTCGGCCAATGCCGCCAAGTCCGACGCGGCTTCCGCCAAATCGGACGCTTCCACCGCGAAGACCGACGCGGCCCATGCCCAGGCCACCGCCTCGAACGCTTCGAGCGTGGCCACGCAGGCGAAGGCCACCGCCGACAGTGCGGCCCAGTCCGCCACGGACGCGGCCAACGCTGCGCAGAAGGCGAATACGGCTGCTGCGGCGGCGGCTGGCGTGGCGAACGGCAAGGCCGACGTGCTCATCCAGAGCACGGCACCGGCCACGTCGATGCGCAAGGCTTCGACCTTGTGGATTGACACGACTGGAGGCGCGAACACGCCGAAGCGTTGGAATGGCAGTGCTTGGGTGGCTGTGACCGACAAGGCCGCTACTGACGCCGCGAATGCGGCTGTCAAGGCGAATGATGCGGCCAAGACGGCGCAATCAACGGCCGACAAGGCTCAGACCACAGCCGCCAACGCCGCGTCACAGGCGAATCAGGCGCAGGCCGCCGCTAAAAAGGCGCAGACCACCGCTGACGGCAAGAACCTGATCTACCGTGGACCGGACGAACCGGCCCACGACGGGCTCAAGCCGGGTGACATGTGGTGGCGCACCCAGAAATATTGGACGAGGTGGAAGGGCGAGAAGAACAATTCGCCGTCCATGCTTGCCGACTTTTACACGTACTGGACCGGCGCTCCGAACAACAGTCCGAGCGTCTTGGTGCCCTTGTCCGATCGTGTGGTGGAAGTCCTGACGTGGGACGGTACGAGATTCGAGCCATTCGACCTCGTGGCGAACAACATCCTCGCTGCTGGAACCGTGGCTGCGAAGCATCTCGCCGTGGATTCCGTGACTGCTGAAAAGGTCAAGGCCAATGCCATCACAGTGGACAAGCTCGCCGCGAACAGCGTGACCACTGAGAAGCTGGTTGCTGATGCGGTGACCGCTGGTAAGTTGGCTGCTGGCTCGGTGCAGGCGCGGAATATCGTCGCATTGGCCATCACCGCCGACAAGCTCGCAGCCAATTCGGTGACCACGAGCAAGCTCAAGGTCACGGAGGATATGACCGTTGCATTGCTCAACGCGCATAAGATTCAGGCTGGCGACATCGTATCCGGTGCGGTAACGACGGACAAGCTCGCCGCCAATGCGGTTAACGCCGACAAATTGGCAGCCAACGCGGTGACGTCGGGCAAGGTGCAGGCCGGTGCCATCGGCACAGACAAGCTCGCCGCGAACAGCGTCACCACTGCGAAGCTCAAGGTCACGGAAGACATGACCGTTGCATTGCTCAACGTCCACAAGATTCAGGCCGGGGAGATTGCGGCTAATGCCGTGACCACTGCTGCCTTGGCGGCTGGTGTCGTGAATGCCGACAAATTGGCTGCTAATTCGGTCAATGCGTCCAAGATTGTGACTGGTGCCATCACCGCCGACAAGCTCGCCGCCAATTCGGTGACGGCGGTGAAGATCGCGGCTGGCACTATCACGTCTGACAAGGTGGCGGCAGGCCAGTTCCGAGGCTACGTCTTCACGGGCGCCGTCTTCCAGAGCTCCGAGGCCGCGAACACGGGCATGAAGCTCAATAGCACGGCTTTGCGGATGTGGGATTCGAGCCATAACCAGACCGTCTATCTGGACGGTGAGGGGAAGAGCAATGTGCTGACCGGCACGTTCCAAACCCGTGTGAGCGGGCATCGCGTGCGCATCAGCCCTGACTACCATTCGTATGCGATCAGCGGCTCGGAGACGTTCGTTGGTGATGGCCTGGAATTCCCCGCATACAACGGTTCCACCGCCTACTACAGTCATCCAGCCATCGCTTCTGTCATCCAGTCGAATCAGGTCGGCTCGATGGGCGAACTGGACTTGTGGAGCGGACACGTGAGCAAGAACGATCCCGCCGCGTTCATGTCTCTCAGATCGAAGCCGCGCAAGAAAGGCGGTACCGGCAGCGGCGGCGTCACATCCAGAGTGCATGCCGTGGCGAACACGGATTACGACGAGCCGGACGAGAGCAAGAAAAGCAGCGCTTACCTCACTCTGTCCGGCGATAGCGCGAACGGTTCGGAGTGCTGGCTCGGAGCGCAAGACGCGAACGGCGAGGTCGGAGTCGGCGCGAACATCGGCACCGGATACCTGCATCTCGGCGGCTATCTCGGCGGCATCACGAACCGTTTCACGTTCCAGGGCCAGGCTGCGTGGAAGGCGTGGTATCCGAATCCCGGCTCGAAGATTGCGACCGGCGCTTCCATGCAAGTCGATTGCACGTTCAGCCCGACGAAATACGGCCACTATTACGCCGTCGCGAACGCGGATTCACAATGGGCGGGCATCATCGCGCATCCATGCAACACGGGCGGCCAGAGCGGCTTCACATTGAAGCTGTATAACGCCGACCAGCCTTGCCCGGTGGATGTTTACGCGGAATTCCTGGCTTATTTGGTCAAGTGATTGGAGGAAATCTTGTCTGCGACTTTCGAAACGGATGAGAACAGTGGGCTTTGCATTATCCGCTGTAATCCGCCCATAAACGGGTCGGACAGTTTCGTGTTCACGCCCGACGTGCTCGTCTCGTGGAAGGCGCTGCTCGGCCTTGCTTCGACGCGGGAGGCTATAGCGGCGATCATGCAGGGCAGGGAGGACGTGAGCCGATACGACCGCGCTACCGGCAGGGGCGTGTGGACCGGAGCGTTCGAGGCGTTGGAATCCGCTTTAACGGATTCCGCGACCGGCGTGAGCATGATGTCCGACGATGGGGAAGTGTTGAATGACCCGCTGACCGCCGCGCGCAATAAGACGCGGGAGGGCATGAGTCTGCCCACCATGTCGAATGAGACGGATGCGAATCTCATTGCCACACTGGCGGCTGATGATGTTGATTCCGAGCCGTCGAGTGGCATTGACACAAGCATGACCAAAAACATTGAGGGTCTTGACGATTTCCTCAATGACGAGTCCAGTCAATCAAATCTGGACGAGTGCGAGGAGAGATTTTACCAATCCCTCATGCCACGACCTCAAAACAACCAACAATAAGGAGATTGATTATGGCCGATGTGACCACTGAGACCACTACCGATACCGCGCCTACCGTGACGCCCGCCGAGCCGTCTGGCGTGCTTGATTTGCGTCCGCCGAAGGAGTCGGTGCGAGCGGAATTGTGCCGATTGGGATTGGAGTTTTCCAGCGCTGACGGCTCGACCGAATCATGGAGGGATTATGCACGTGGCGTGCTCGCGACGTTCGACGATTCCGGCGCGTCCGTCACGTTGACGGACGTGAAGACGAATCTCGGACGCACGCTCACCTTGGACGAGCTTAAGGCCGTGACTCGTATCGACACGATGACCGCCGCAGACTAACCCGGCATTCCAATTTTTTCAACCCCTGCAATCCATACGGATTGCGGGGGTTTCGTATTTAAGGAGACATTTTGACTCAGATTCCGGCCGACGCGAACGACGTCATCGACACGCTCTCCGCGCAAATCGGCACTCTCAACAAGCAAAACGCAATCCTGACCAGCCAACTCGCGGCGGCCATGAAACTGATCCCGCAGGATGTGCTCGACGCAACCAAGGGGGTGGATGATGACAGTGAGGATTAACTGGTTCCCCGACCCGAACATCACGCAGACGTTTAAACCGTATGCGCCGAGCACCATGAAAGTGGATTTTCCGGTCGTGGCCCGCAGGAACTGGCTGCGCGCGACCGTGCTCACCGTTGGAGACGGTTACGCGCAGTATTCGCTGCAAGGCGACCGTCTTCCACCGGCTGGAACCTACCACGTGCACTGCTGTGCCTTCGCGAAGCACGCCAACGCATTCGCCCGCGTCTACACGAAGGTCGGTGGCAAGTATACGGTGCTATTGCAAAAAGAAATAGCGGATGGTACGACGGTCGATGTCGACGGGACCATAACGATTCCGGACGACTGCGAGGAACTCCTCATCCGCACCACAGCAGGCAAAGTGGTCGGCGCGATAGGCATGCTGAGCGATATTCTCATCGAACGCGCCGACACATATGGCACTGCCGTGGGGGGGGGCTTCCGGGCTTCTTCACCGGGGATACGATGCCACGCGATTAAGGCGATTCGTCGGGCGGGTGATGTCCGATGATGGTCACGAACCGATGCACGAGCCCAACCTCGACCGTCACCTTGATAGCAGACCATTGGAAGGCCATCACGACCGCTCCGAGCGTGGAGTATCTGACATATTGGGTCAGCGCCTATGTGACCGTCACCGGCGGCACCATCCGGATGGAAGGAACGCAGGCCGACATCAGCGCAAGCCAACGTATCCAATACACGATGGCCCTCAACCATACCGGTTGTTTCCCAATGAATTATCACGTCAAGTCAGGCAGTCCGACCGTCACCGTGACAAACATTCTCTTATGCTCGTTCGCCGAATACCAGGAGAACAAGGCCTTGCTCGACGGCCTCAACTTTTTCGACGGGGATACGATGCCGCGCGCCTAACCCTCTTGGGGGTGATGGCATGAGCATCATCACGAATTACTGGCCCGATCCACGATTTGAGAACATCGGAAATATCGCTCAAGTCAATTGCGGTATCACTGGCGCCTCCCACGATTCCGATGGGAATGTTTTCCCTCGTATCGTCATTAAGACCACGAGCAGTGGCGATGCGAGGGCGGAACTGTCGGTCAGTGTGCCGACAGGATTGAAAATCGTCGTGGTCTGCAAGAGCGGCAATGACGGTAACACGCCGAACGTCAGCAATGCCATCACAGTGTGGACATTGACAGGGAGCAGGAATCTCACGAATCTGCCAGCTAATGGCGGCGTGAGCAGTGAGTTCGTGGTCCCTGCGGAGGGTTTCAAAATCTGCTTCCGCGCACCGAAAGCTATCGGCCAATCGCGTTGGGTCGGCGACATCTTTGTCGGTACGTTGGACGACTATCAGGCGCTCTTGAAGTACGTGCCGTCCGGCTTCCTTGCGGGCGACCTCATGCCGAAAGACTAGCAAAATCAAAGGAGATGTAATGTGCTGCAAAATTTTCTAGCCGGTTTTGGGGGTGTGGGTGGCGCGTGCGCCCTCATCACGCTCGGACTGAAAGTCTGGCCGGGCGCGTTGGACGCGTTGGCGACAGGATTGTATTCGCACGTGCGGCCGGAACGATTGCCCTACGATTCGCCGCTTTCCCAGCATTTCGCCAAGACCCGGACTTTGGGAGAGCGGACATCGAAAATCGACGACCGCATGGACGAACTCTGCCGCGACACGATCAAAAACACGATCATCAGCCTGATCTACGGCGACAAGGACACCGACCACAGCGAGGCCGTCAGCTACGAACTGTCGAAGCTTGAGAAATTGGACGCGCAATGCTGGATCATCGCCGCCGCCGAAAAATATTTGGAGGACCGGCAATGAGCGGACCAGTCGCGCTGGGCGCGTATCTCATCCTGCTCGCGCTCATCCTGATCTTCAACAATTCGGCGCACAGGCGCTGACATCGATTTTTCCAAAAACAAGGCCATCTCTTCGGAGGTGGCCTTTTTCAATGCCCCGTTGGGGGCGGGAAGGAGGCCGTCATGGACGAAGTGACCATGACGCCGGAAATGACACCGCAGGGCGACAGTCTGCCGCCCGAGAACATTCAGGTCGTGTCCGAGGAGGATGCGGCCAAGGCCGTAGAGGGATTGGAGGACTGAGCATGGCAAGCGTCAGCGCTTTGATCAACCGCATGCGCTACTGGTGCGCCGTGGCCAACTTGGGCTATTCGCAGGCGGACCGTTGGAATTTTAACGCTTCGTCGGGCAACTGCGACTGCTCCAGCCTGGTGATCCACTGCCTGCGCGAGGCGGGATTCGATACCGGAAATGCGACATACACCGGCAACCTCTCCTCCGAGCTGACCAAGCGCGGCTGGACTCGTCTGCCCGCGAACGGCAGTCCGCAGCCGGGCGACATCCTGCTCAACGACGTGCACCACGTGGCCGTCTACCTTGGCGGCGGCAAGCTCGCGCAGGCGTCCATCAGCGAGCGTGGCACCGCATACGGGTCGGCGGGCGACCAGACGGGCCGCGAAACCAATATCAGGGGCTACTACAGCTACCCATGGAACTGCTATCTGCGATACGGCGGCAACGCGGGTTCCACCGCATCCACCGGCGCTCTCGCGGTTGACGGCAATGTTGGTCCGGCCACCGTGCGCCGTTGGCAGCAGGTGATGGGTACTTCGGTGGATGGCATCATCAGCGGCCAACAGGTGCCAGACGAACGTACCTACTGGCGCCCGGCCATCGATTCGAGCGTGGTCCGCTACGGGACAGGCGGCAGTGATCTGATCCGCGCCGTGCAGCGACGACTCGGCTGCGGCACTGATGGTCTGCTTGGCCCGGCCACCATTCGCGCCATCCAAGCGCATTACGGTCTGGCTCAGGACGCGAGCTTCGGCCCCGCCACCGCACGCGCCCTGCAGACGGCACTCAATCAAAACCGATTCTAGGGGGTTTAATATGGCTCAGCATGCAGCACCGTCCACTTTGGAGACCACAGTCAATAATCTGACCAACGAACGCGAAGATGGTCAGGATAACCAGCAGCCGACGGCTTACACGCCCGTCTTTTCCAAGGGCGTGCGCACCGTGGTCTACGTGCTTGGCTTGGTCGCCTCTTGCGTCGGCCTCGGCTTCATGACTTTTGGTGACGCGGCCATCGGCGGTTACATCTCGACCGTCGCCGGCTTCATCGCCAGCGGTCTTGGCGTGGCCTACAATCCGCTGCGCCGTGATTGATTTTTTTGGCGTGAGACTCAAACTCGCGCCGGAAACTCAAACTCGGGTGTGGAAAATTGCGGCACTGTAGTGTCCGTGGAATTTTTTACACCCGTTTTTTAACATTTGCCCCTCTCTCAGCATTGCTGGGGGAGGGGCTTTTCTTGTTATTCGGCGTGTTTGCGTGGTCGTCCGCCGCCGTCGCGGCGGACCGGTGGTTTTGTGCGAATACCGTCTGGATCACGCTCACGGCGAGACGAATGTCCGCCGTCATGGGGTATCGTTGCAATCGAACTTGAGACCCGGACCTGCTTTGCTGGTGGGCAGGGTTTCGGGTTCGAAGCGTGTGGCTGGCTGCCGCAGGCATCCGATGGCGAGTCGATGCGCCATCAGCGAGAGCTGGATGTCTCGCCCAACGGCTGGGCCAGACGGTTGAGACCAACCGGAGCCGTGACCCTTCCCGCGCAAACGGGACGCTAGTCATGCAGAAGACTGTAAAAAGATCAGCCACACGGCTTCGGAGGGGCGCTTGGTCGGTGCCCCTCTTTTAATTTTCTGGGAGGATTCCGGGCGTGAACGTGACCGAGGCGAAGCGGCGGATGCTTGGCGAGGCCCGAAAGGCAGCCCGACTATACGCCAATCTCGTCGGAACGATCACGAGAATCGCGTGCGACGACGGGATGACGCTGGACATCCAATGGAAGGCCTCGAACTTCGCCCACCTATGCGGCCTGGAATACTACGCCGACGACAACCGCACCCGCAGACTTCCCGCCCGGCGCCTGTACACCGACCTCCTGTCCGGCCATGGGATCTCGGTGAAAAGGGTCGCGCTCACCGGAGACGCGCGATGGCTCGCGAGGAAGACCGACGTGATAGCCAGCGCATTCGCACTGAACGACGCATCCATGGTGGTCGAATCAGGCAACAGCCGGATACGCCTCTACATGGGAAACACAGTCTGGTGCATCGGCCTCGGAAGAAGCGGAGAGGACGGCCCCTACTATCCGCAATCCCTACGCAAGGGGAACGCGGCCAAGGAAAAAATGCCAGGAACCCAGATCCACCATGTAGTCTCGATCAAATACCTGAACACGGCACAGTGCCACCAATCGATCCAAGACTGACAACATCCAACCTCCAACAACAAAACCGCCCCGGCGCTCGCGGATGAGCGCCGGGGCGGACGTCACTCCGCCGGATGCTTGCGCGGCCTGCCACCGCCGACGCCTCGGCCAGGGCGGCTGGCGTTCCATTGGTCGATGGTCTCTGGCAGCCAGCCGCGCGTGCGGCCTATTAGGGCGTCCGGTTGGGGGAGCTTGTAGGCGCTGACGGCGGCTGTGCTGATGCCGAGGCGCTTGGACACGTCGGTGACGCTCAGGTATTCGATGGTCATG